AGTCTCACCCTGTTGCCCAGTAGGACCTGTCATTCCCTGTTCACCTGTAGGGCCAGTCTCTCCTTGCTGGCCGGTAGGACCAGTCTCACCTTGCTGGCCCGTTGGACCAGTCTCCCCTTGCTGGCCAGTAGGGCCAGTCTCACCTTGCATGCCAGTAGGGCCAGTCTCTCCTTGCTGACCTGTAGGACCTGTCTCCCCTTGCTGGCCTGTAGGGCCTGTCTCACCTTGTTGGCCTGTAGGGCCTGTAGACCCCTTTTCACCAGTAGGACCTGTCTCACCTTGTTGGCCTGTAGGGCCTGTAGACCCCTTTTCACCAGTAGGACCTGTCTCCCCTTGTTGGCCTGTAGGACCAGTCTCTCCTTGTTGGCCGGTAGGACCTGTCTCTCCTTGTTGGCCGGTAGGACCTGTCTCCCCTTGCTGACCTGTAGGGCCAGTCTCTCCTTGCTGGCCCGTTGGACCAGTCTCCCCTTGCTGGCCAGTAGGGCCAGTCTCCCCTTGTTGACCAGTATGGCCCGTTTCACCTTGCTGACCTGTAGGGCCAGTAGATCCCTTTTCACCAGTAGGACCAGTCTCTCCTTGCTGGCCGGTAGGGCCAGTCTCACCTTGTTGACCAGTAGGACCTGTTTCACCTTGCTGACCAGTAGGACCAGTCTCACCCTGTTGGCCGGTAGGGCCAGTCTCACCTTGTTGACCAGTAGGACCTGTTTCCCCTTGCTGACCTGTAGGACCAGTCTCTCCTTGCTGACCTGTAGGGCCAGTAGCTCCAGTAGGACCTGTTTCACCTTGCTGACCAGTAGGACCAGTCTCTCCCTGTTGCCCAGTAGGGCCAGTCTCTCCTTGTTGGCCGGTAGGGCCAGTCTCACCCTGTTGGCCAGTAGGGCCAGTCTCACCCTGTTGGCCAGTAGGGCCAGTCTCACCTTGCATGCCAGTAGGGCCAGTCTCACCTTGCATGCCAGTAGGGCCAGTCTCTCCTTGCTGACCTGTAGGACCTGTCTCCCCTTGCTGGCCTGTAGGGCCAGTCTCTCCTTGCTGACCTGTAGGACCTGTCTCCCCTTGCTGGCCTGTAGGGCCTGTCATTCCCTGTTCACCAGTAGGGCCAGTCTCTCCAGTAGGGCCAGTCTCTCCAGTATAGCCAGTAGCACCCTGTGGGATTCCAAAGTTGAATATTGCATCTTGTGGTGTATATCCAGAGTTGGTTACACTAGCATCACTACCAGCAGGTAGCGTAGTAGTAGTGCCAACAGTGACAGTGGCGCTTAATCCATCAGTACCATTTATACCGTTGGTACCATCCGTACCATCCCTTCCATCGGCACCATTTGTACCATTCGTGCCATTGGTACCTGGAGTACCGGTAGGACCTGTTTCTCCTGTATAGCCAGTAGCACCAGTCTGACCAGTAGGACCTGTCTCTCCTGTTGGTCCTGTCTCTCCTGTTGATCCAGTAGGGCCAGTTTCACCATAACCAGTAGGACCTGTCTCGCCAGTAGGACCAGTCTCACCTTGTTGGCCAGTAGGACCTGTCTCGCCAGTAGGACCTGTTTGACCTGTTTCACCAGTAGGGCCTGTTTCACCTGTTGCTCCTGCTGGACCTGTTTCACCTGTTGATCCATAACCAGTAGGGCCTGTATCACCAGTATAGCCAGTAGCGCCCTGTGGAATTCCAAAGTTGAATATTGCATCTTGTGGTGTATATCCAGAGTTGGTTACACTAGCGTCACTACCAGCGGGTAGCGTAGTAGTAGTGCCAACCGTAACAGTGGCGCTTAATCCGTCAGTACCATTTATACCGTTGGTACCATCCGTACCATCTCTTCCATCAGCACCGTTCGTACCATTCGTCCCATTTGTACCAGGAGTACCGGTAGGTCCAGTCTCTCCTGTAGCACCCGTAGAGCCTGTCAAACCAGTCGGGCCTGTGAAACTTTCACCCGTAGGGCCTGTTTCACCATAACCAGTAGGACCTGTGTCACCAGTAGATCCAATCATACTAAATGCTGGTGTCCAAGGCGAAGGCATTCTAATATATCAATAATATTATTCTATGAATATTTGGTTATTACAGCATTATATTGTAACAACTAAGTATTCTTTATCGATTTAGATCTTGGGTCCGTAAAATACACCGTTCAACAGATCAATATAAAAGTCTCCCACACGCCCAACACCAGGATCAGGGGCTCCATTGCCACTGTATATCAATGTACCAGTAGCTCCAGTTTCACCAAATCCAGTGGGGCCAGTGGGACCTGTCTCTCCAGTAGGGCCGGTCTCGCCTGTTGGACCATACCCTGTAGGACCTGTTTCACCAGTTGGGCCATAACCAGTAGGGCCAGTTTGACCTGTTGGACCTGTCTCTCCTGTAGCTCCATAACCAGTAGGGCCTGTTTCACCAGTAGGGCCTGTCTCTCCTGTAGCTCCATAACCAGTAGGGCCTGTTTCACCAGTAGGGCCTGTTTCTCCTGTTGATCCATAACCAGTAGGACCCGTTTCACCAGTAGGGCCTGTCTCTCCATAACCTGTAGGACCTGTCTCTCCATAACCAGTAGGACCTGTCTCTCCATAACCAGTAGGACCTGTCTCTCCATAACCAGTAGGGCCTGTCATTCCCTGTTCACCTGTAGGACCAGTCTCACCTTGTTGACCAGTAGGACCGGTTTCACCTTGCTGACCTGTAGGACCGGTTTCACCTTGCTGGCCAGTAGGACCCGTTTCACCTTGTTGGCCTGTAGGACCTGTCTCTCCATACCCAGTAGCTCCTGTAGAACCAGTAGCACCAGTCTCTCCATAACCAGTAGGACCGGTTTCACCTTGTTGGCCAGTAGTACCTGTTTCACCTGTTGATCCTGTTGATCCATAACCGGTAGGGCCTGTCTCTCCTTGTAAACCAGTAGGACCTGTTTCGCCTTGTTGACCAGTAGGGCCTGTTACTGTGGAAGGATCACCAGTAGGGCCTGTCTCACCTGTTGATCCATAACCAGTAGGACCCGTTTCACCATAACCAGTAGGGCCTGTAGAACCAGTAGGACCAGTCTCACCATAGCCTGTGGGACCTGTTTCACCTGTTGCACCTGTTGCACCTGTTGCACCAGTATCTCCTGTTGCTCCATAACCTGTGGGACCTGTCTCTCCATAGCCTGTAGGGCCTGTATCACCTATTGCACCAGTATAACCTGTTGCTCCATAGCCTGTGGGACCAGTCTCTCCATAACCAGTGGGGCCCGTTTCACCTGTTGCGCCAGTATCTCCTGTTGCTCCATAGCCTGTGGGGCCTGTCTCTCCATAGCCAGTAGGACCTGTTTCTCCATAACCTGTAGGCCCAGTCTCTCCATAACCAGTAGGTCCTGTTTCTCCATAACCAGTAGGCCCAGTCTCTCCATAACCAGTAGGACCAGTCTCTCCATAACCAGTAGGACCAGTCTCTCCATAACCAGTAGGACCAGTCTCTCCATAACCAGTAGGTCCAGTCTCTCCATAACCAGTAGGTCCAGTCTCTCCATAACCAGTAGGGCCTGTAGATCCCTGTTCACCAGTAGGGCCTGTCTCTCCATAACCTGTAGGGCCAGTCTCACCTTGCTGGCCTGTAGGACCAGTCTCACCTTGCATGCCAGTAGGGCCTGTCTCTCCATAACCAGTAGGCCCTGTTTCACCAGTAGGGCCTGTTTCACCTGTTTCTCCTGTTTCTCCTGTAGCTCCATAACCAGTAGGCCCTGTTTCACCAGTAGGACCTGTTTCACCTGTTTCTCCTGTAGCTCCATAACCAGTAGGCCCTGTTTCACCAGTAGGACCTGTTTCTCCTGTTGATCCATAACCAGTAGGGCCTGTATCTCCAGTAGCTCCATAACCAGTAGGGCCTGTATCTCCAGTAGCTCCATAACCAGTAGGGCCTGTCTCTCCTGTTGATCCATATCCAGTAGGGCCTGTATCACCAGTAGCTCCATAACCAGTGGGACCTGTTTCGCCAGTAGCTCCATATCCAGTAGGGCCTGTATCACCAGTAGCTCCATAACCAGTGGGACCTGTTTCGCCAGTAGCTCCATATCCAGTAGGACCTGTATCTCCAGTAGCTCCATAACCAGTAGGGCCTGTATCTCCAGTAGCTCCATAACCAGTAGGGCCTGTATCTCCAGTAGCTCCATAACCAGTAGGGCCTGTCTCTCCTGTTGATCCATATCCAGTAGGGCCTGTATCACCAGTAGCTCCATAACCAGTGGGACCTGTCTCTCCTGTTGATCCATATCCAGTAGGGCCTGTATCACCCGTAGCTCCATAACCTGTAGGCCCAGTCTCTCCATAACCAGTAGGTCCTGTTTCTCCATAACCGGTAGGACCAGTCTCTCCTGTTGCTCCATAGCCTGTGGGACCAGTCTCCCCATAGCCTGTGGGACCAGTCTCGCCATAGCCTGTGGGACCAGTCTCCCCATAGCCTGTGGGACCAGTCTCCCCATAGCCTGTGGGACCAGTAGGACCTGTTTCTCCTGTTGCTCCATAACCAGTAGCTCCAGTCTGGCCAGTATTACCAGTAGCTCCATAACCAGTAGGGCCTGTTTCTCCAGTAGGACCTGGTGAACCTATCGGTGCATAATGGATATTATTAAGTATAGCTCCACTCGTAGCACCTGGAATAAATAAATAAAGGGCATTGCCTATAGAACGAGGCGTACTATATACTTGAATACCATCCAGATAATACTTTACTAAGAAACCATCATATAATGTCATACAAACAGTAGTTGTGGTATATTCTGCCAGATCAACAATTTGTGAACCACTTTCAAATACATATACCCTTCCGTCGTTATTAAGATATAATCCATAATTCATATTCTGGTAGCTTGGGAATGATGCAGGAGTTTCAGATAATCCGCACATTATATTACTATTTGTTTGACCAGCAGTACAGCTTACATATACACCATTTACAAATCCTTCAGATGAATATGCAGCATCTACCCAGCCATTACTATTTGTTATAACACTTGATTGTGATAAAAGGGCCATTGTATTCACTAAATTCCATGTGAATGTAGCAGGTCCTTGAGCTCCAGTCTCTCCTGTTGCTCCATAACCAGTAGGTCCTGTCTGGCCAGTAGGGCCTGTTGCTCCTGTTGCTCCATAGCCAGTGGGACCTGTATCACCAGTAGCTCCATAACCAGTGGGACCTGTCTCTCCATAACCAGTAGGGCCTGTATCACCAGTAGCTCCATAACCAGTGGGACCTGTCTCTCCAGTTGCACCAGTATCACCTGTTGATCCATAACCAGTAGGGCCTGTATCACCTGTATCACCAGTAGCTCCATAACCAGTAGGTCCTGTCTGGCCAGTTGATCCATAACCAGTAGGGCCAGTCTCGCCTGTTGCTCCTGTCTCTCCCCTAAAACCAGTAGGACCAGTCTCTCCAGTAGCTCCATAACCAGTGGGACCTGTCTCTCCATAACCAGTAGGGCCTGTATCCCCAGTAGCTCCATAACCAGTAGGGCCAGTCTCTCCAGTTGCTCCTGTCTCTCCAGTTGCTCCATAACCGGTAGGGCCAGTCTCTCCTGTTGCTCCATAACCAGTAGCTCCAGTCATACCATAACCAGTAGGACCGGTCTCACCAGTAAAACCAGTAGGGCCTGTGTCACCAGTAAAACCAGTAGGGCCAGTCTCTCCAGTTGATCCATAACCAGTGGGACCTGTTTCACCCGTAGCACCTGTATCACCAGTAGGACCAGTCTCACCCGCCTGACCAGTTGCCCCAGTCTCACCTGTAGGACCAGTGACAGTCGATGCCGCCCCTGTTGGACCTGTAGGCCCTGTACCGGCATTTGCAAGAAGAGTTGTGTGAGCATGAGATACAGTACTGTCTCTGAATTTTATCGTAAAAGTATTTGAAGGCCCTGGAGCAAAGTTTGCATAGACGACAATCTGAACGCGGGAAGTGAGACCCTGTAGAGTATACTCTGGTACATAGAGCGTGTCTGTGTAGATATCACTTCCGAATACAGGAGTGGCGCCAGCAGAGGATCCAGTTGCGATGGTTCCTAGAACTGTAGATCCATCCGCTGCAACTTCGAAAACACTGAAATAGAATGAAATACTGCCGTCGCTTGCAGAGTTGGACGCATACAGATTAATGTCCCACAGACCCTGTACAATCACGGTTGACGGAATACTGTCTTCAAGAGTTGTAAAGGAGCCCATGACGTAGTCCGAAATGTTATTTGCAGAATGCGTTAGAGTGACCTGCGTTCCAACCGTGGGAACGAGCAGTAGATCTCCAGTTGCAGGGGCCGATTGCGTAGATGAAATATCCATAAAGAGTACAAGGCCGGATGAAATACCATGTTCACCAGGCATGCCAGTGGGGCCTGTAACAGTAGAGGTTGCTCCTGTTGCGCCTGTTGCGCCTGTAGCGCCAGTAGGGCCTGTTTCACCCGTAGGACCAGTGACAGTAGAGGCTGCCCCAGTAGGGCCTGTGGGACCCGTTTCACCCGTGGGGCCAGTAGTTCCTGTCTCACCAGTCTGACCAGTAGCTCCAGTAGCTCCAGTCTCACCAGTAGGACCCGTTTCACCCGTTGCCCCTGTATCGCCCGTTGATCCAGTAGCTCCAGTGGAACCGTCCACACCTACATAGCCAGTAGGGCCTGTCTCTCCATAACCAGTAGCTCCAGTAAAACCAGTAGGACCTGTAAAACCTGTAGCGCCCGTGCCTACAGCAGTGCCATCTCTTCCTGCAGGCCCCGTTTCACCAGTAGGACCAGCCTCGCCTGTAGGACCAGTAGACCCAGTATTTGTAGCTGTTCCGTCCAGACCAATCGGTCCAGTAGGACCATACATACCCGTTTGACCGGTTGGTCCCATCAATCCGCCATATGGAAGCAAGCTCCATACGGTGGATCCATCGCCAATCTTAAAAAGTTCTGTTCCAAGTTCTATTCCCATCTCCCCGCTGGCGAGGGTTGGATCATACATCATCCAGTTCGCAGGAGTATCCCTGCGAAACTGGAGCTGGATGAAAGGCATATCTAATAAAATGGAGGTAATTTATATTGCTGTACCACAATCGAACGCCGGGCCAAAGGGATACGTACTAGCAGCAGAACCACCGTCAAACACTATTGCAGCATATATAACTTGACCGGTAGGACCCGTTTGGCCTGTTGGGCCCGTTTCACCAGTGTGACCATTATACCCAGTAGGACCAGTTTCACCAGTGTGACCATTATACCCAGTAGGACCAGTTTCACCAGTGTGACCATTATACCCAGTAGGACCAGTCTCACCAGTAGGGCCTGTTTCTCCTGTAGCTCCATAACCGGTAGGGCCTGTCTCTCCTGTTGATCCATAACCAGTGGGACCTGTTTCGCCAGTAGCTCCATAACCAGTGGGACCTGTATCACCAGTTGCTCCATAACCAGTAGGGCCTGTCTCTCCAGTAAAACCAGTAGGGCCTGTATCTCCAGTAGCTCCATAACCAGTAGGGCCTGTTTCACCAGTTGCTCCATATCCAGTAGGGCCTGTCTCTCCTGTAGGGCCTGTCTCTCCTGTAGGGCCAGTAGGGCCGGTCTCTCCTGTTGCTCCAGTATCTCCAGTAGCTCCATAACCAGTGGGACCTGTTTCGCCAGCAGCTCCATATCCAGTAGGGCCTGTATCACCAGTAGCTCCATAACCAGTGGGACCTGTTTCACCAGTAGCTCCATATCCAGTAGGGCCTGTATCACCAGTAGCTCCATAACCGGTAGGACCAGTATCACCAGTAAAACCGGTAGGACCAGTCTCTCCTGTTGCTCCATAGCCTGTGGGACCAGTCTCCCCAGTAGGACCCGTAACCGTTGACGCGGAACCAGTAGGTCCTGTAGGGCCCGTAGCGGCATTCGCGAGAAGAGTTGTGTGAGCATGAGAGATCGTATTATCTCTGAACTTTATCGTAAAAGTATTTGAAGGCCCTGCTGCAAAGTTAGCATAGACGACAATCTGAATACGAGAAGTTAGGTCCTGTAGAGTGTACTCGGGAACGTATAACGTGTCTGTATAGATGTCACTTCCGTATACAGGAGTGGCGCCAGCAGAGGATCCAGTGGCGATGGTTCCTAGAACTGTAGATCCATCCGCAGCAACTTCGAAAACGCTGAAATAGAATGAAATACTGCCGTCTTCTGCAGAGTTGGACGCATACAGATTAATGTCCCATAAACCGTGTACAATAACGGTAGTCTTAATGCTGTCTTCAAGAGTTGTAAAGGCCCCCATCACGTAGTCTGAGACGCTGTTAGCAGAATGAGTCAGAGTGACCTGCGTCCCAACGGTAGGAATGATCAATAGATCTCCATTCACAGGAGCCGATTGTGTGGATGCTATATCCATGAAGAGCACAAGGCCGGATGAAATGCCGTTATCACCAGGCATACCCGTGGGACCCGTTACAGTAGAGGCTGCTCCTGTAGCGCCTGTGTTGCCTGTTGGGCCAGTTTCACCCGTTGGACCTGTTACGGTAGATGCTTGTCCAGTGGGGCCAGTATTACCCGTGGGACCTGTTTCACCAGTAGGGCCAGTTTGACCCGTGGGACCTGTATTGCCTGTTACACCTGTGTAGCCAGTGTAGCCCGTTGGGCCAGTATTGCCAGTAGGACCCGTATTACCCGTAGGACCAGTGTAACCCGTATAGCCAGTGTAGCCTGTCGGGCCAGTATTGCCCGTTGGACCTGTGTTGCCTGTAGGGCCTGTGTAGCCGGTTGGACCAGTATTACCAGTGGGACCAGTATTGCCTGTAGGGCCTGTGTTACCTGTCGGTCCCGTGAAGCCAGTAGGACCAGTGTTGCCTGTCGGTCCCGTGAAGCCAGTAGGGCCTGTGTAACCCGTATAGCCAGTGTAGCCGGTGGGGCCAGTATTACCTGTAGGACCCGTATTCCCAGTCGGCCCCGTATTCCCTGTTGGACCAGTGAAGCCAGTATTACCTGTTGGACCAGTAGGCCCAGTATTACCAGTATTTCCAGTCGGTCCAGTATAACCAGTATTCCCTGTTACACCCGTAGGACCAGTAGGACCAGTGTTACCAGTGTTACCCGTAGGGCCTGTGTGACCATTCAAGCTGACACCGCTGTTCCACGGAGGAGGGAAGGGCGACACAGGACTGTAGGTTGTACCGACGTTCGTAGCCACGAGCCCCGATGGACTGGAATCAAGAAGAAAGGTGCCCGAAGTTTCTGTGAGAAGAAGAAGCCGAGTAGAATATCCAGGGCCCGAAATATTAGTTAGAGGGACTGTGGTCGAAGGCGTGTATGCTGTGGTGTATACATTTAGACCCGTCACTATGCGGAAATTCGTCATCAGACCATACCAGGATGGGGCGTTACCATTTGACGTGTTCGCAATCGTAAAGGGGTTGGTCGGATCCGTGAGAGATCCCCCGTAGGTTGCTGTTCCAGCGACTGCACCATCGATAAAGAGTTTCACATTGCCGGCTCCATCTCGAACCAGGGCGAAATTGTGCCAGGCGCTCATGGAGACTGTGAAAGCGGCTGTGATGATTGTTGTACCGCCAAAAGTCACCCACATCTGTGTTGGTCGCGAACCATCATAATACTCGAAACTGATCTCGAGAGTGCTTGTGGGGTAGTTGCCTATTGCAATGAGACGGCTGCTGCCGCCGCCGAGTTCATTAATAAAATAGAACCATGATTCGATCGTGAATGCACCGGTGCTGAGATTTATTGCTCCTGGGGCGTATTGGACATAGTCGGGTCCGCCGCCGATTCCGAAATTAATGCTGCCGATGCCGTTGATGGAGTATGATTTAGGTCCGTAGAGCGTCACACCAGACAGATCAAAATAATAATCTCCTGGCTTTCCTATTGAGCCTGATGGACCCGTGCTACCGGAAAAAATCTGTGTACCGGTGTTTCCTTGGGTACCTGTTGAGCCGGTTAGACCAGTGGGGCCTGTTGCGCCTGTGAAGCCTGTATTACCTGTGACACCTGTATTGCCCATTGCTCCTGTGAAGCCGGTTGGACCTGTTACACCCGCTGAGCCTGTTGCGCCAGTAGGGCCCGTTGGGCCTGTGGAGCCCGTGTTACCAGTAGGGCCCGTCACAGTGGATGCTGAACCAGTAGCGCCCGTGTAACCAGTAGGACCGGTATTACCCGTTGAACCTGTTGAGCCAGTAGGGCCAGTAGAGCCAGTAGGGCCATGTAAGCCTCCATAGGGAAGTCGAATCCAATCTCGTATACCGTCTCCAATCTTGTAGAGATATGTGTCTGTTTCAATCGCCATCTCGCCAATGGCGAGTGTTGGATTATCTGCTGTCCATTCGGCAGCTGTACCTTTACGAAATTGTAGACGTACAAAAGGCATTTTCTCTAGTTCGAACTCATATTAAAAGGGTGATACGGCATCCTTTGCTGTACTAGGCCCGGTGGGCCCGACAACTTCCTGCAACTTGTGTTCAGTCGAGTTCATCTCCGATTTAGATGCGTAAAGACATTGGTACTAAATGCCGTAGATAGAGAAAATGTCCCAGCACAAGTTGATTCTTTTGACGATGGTGAAGAACGAGAGCCGTATCATCGGGCGTCTCATGGATTCCGTGAAGGGGAAGGTCGACGCGATCGTTGTCTGCGACACCGGTTCCACAGATAATACTGTGGAACTTGCGCTCACATGGCTGAAGACGAATGACATTTCAGGGACGGTATTCTCCTTCCCTTTCAAGAATTTCGGGGTGAGTCGGACACAATCCTTTACACAATGTCAGACCTGGGTGGAGACCGTGGGCTGGGATCCCGTCACAACGTGGGCGCTTCTTCTCGACGGCGACATGATGCTTTCCGAGGGCGTGAATCGCGCCGCTCTCGCGGCCCTGGGTCCCGAGCAGGCCGGTGTAACTCTGAAGCAGTCGGCGGGCAGTCTCATCTACAGTAATATGCGCGTCATCCGCTGTTCGGAGCCCTGGATCTGTAAGGGGGCAACGCATGAGGCCTGGACGTGTCCTCCTGGAAAACACGCCACGCTGCTCGAATCTCCCGTGCTCGTGGATCACGGAGATGGCGGCTGTAAATCCGATAAATATGAGCGCGATGTACGGCTCTTGAAGGAGGATCTGGCTGATATGCCGAACGATGCTCGTACGCATTTTTATCTGGGGCAGACCTATCTCTGTATGCGCGACTGGCCGAATGCGATTGCGACCTTGAAGCGCCGTATAGAGATTGGCGGATGGGACGAGGAAGTCTACATTGCCCGTCTATATCTAGGAGAGTCCTATGAGAACCATGGTGACATTCCGAATGCGGTGTATACGCTGCTGGAGGCCTGGCAGTCTCGTTCCCATAGGACAGAGGCAGCCATGCGGCTGATTTCGCTCTATAGGAAGCAGCCGGCCTCGCAAATGTTGGCGACGATGATTCTGGAGAAGATGTTCGCCGCCCAGTTCGGAGAGGATCTGCAGACGGGTCAAGTTATCGGTAGCCCCGCGAACAATCGCGATATTCTTTTCGTGAATCAAAGGGACGTGAGCTACCATATTTGGGAGGAACTCGCAATTCTCGGATTCTATACGGGTCTCAAGAAGCAGACGTGGCTCCAGCTCGACCAGCTCGATCTGAAGACGCAACTACACTGGCACGATTTCAACCGTCTCTTTGGGAATCTCCACTGGTATGATTGGTGTTTGACGCCCCGTAGGACGACACGCTTCCAGGTGCCGTTGGAGAGGCTGCCTTGGGCTGGAGAGGCGGATGCCGCTTGTTGGCAGCCCTTCAATCCCAGTATTCGGATCAACTCGAAGCGTGACGGATATCTCGTAAATCTGCGCTGTGCAAACTATTACACGGAGGAGGCGAAGCATTATCATTATCGCGCGTTTCACGGAAAAGTCCTGACACGGAACTGCTTGATGAACGTGCCTCGTGAGGCGGGCTGGAACAATCCTTCGAGTCTAGAGGAGATCATGATTGATGAGAAATTCCCCCAGCGGGAGCACTATATTCGCGGCGTGGAGGATTGTCGTCTCATACAGGGTACGGATACGATGGAGTTCCTGGGGACATCCCAGTCGTATTCGGAGAACGGGACCAATAAGATCTTCCATGTTTGGAGGGGGGGCGATGAGAAGACGTGGAGTTTGAAGCAGATGCCTTTACCGGCGGGTGTGAATCCTGGGGAGACACAGAAAAACTGGCTCGGATTCCAGCACAAGGGGGGGCTTCATTATATCTACAACTTCAGCCCTTTCAAGGTGTGTGATGCTTCTGGGGCGACGGTGGTAGATGTTCCATGGAATGGGTTAAGCCTGAAGGAGTATCGCGGATCTGCGGGGCCAGTGCCTTGGAAGGGACCTGATGAGGCCTATCTGTGCGTCATGCATAAAGTCTATATTGGCGACAATGGGCGACGGTATTATCACCGTTTCATGACGCTGGATAAGGATCTGCGTCCTTATCGTGTCTCCTGTTTTGTGCGGTTCACGAAGGAGCGGGTCGAGTATTGGAGCGGGATGACGCCGAGTCTGGAGGGCGATTCCTTTTGGATCACCTATGGGACGAAGGATTCTGAGGGCTATATCGCGGAGCTAACAACTGGCGCGATAGAGAACTTACTTATGTATAATATGAAGACAGGGGGTCATCTTCCTACAGCTGAGCGGCTACTGCGAATCTAGTGCGTGCCAGTTGAAACTCACTGGCCCTGTCTGAGTACCAGTTATATTGTATGTAGTTGCTGTGAATCCTGTGGGGCCAATGCTTCCAACTGAGATATGAGCGGGACCGGAACCTGATACGGTTGCAGTCACGGTAGGGATTGAGTTTGAGAAGACTGTAGTCTTGAAATTCACGGCGAGAGTACCGCCGGCACTTGATTGACCGGTACCACCGAGCATCGCGTTTTGCTGTTTAGGGTAGGTCTGAAAGATTCTTGCAGCGGCACAATATGCGTATGTAATAAAGAGGTTTGAAGCGGAGGTTTGAACTGACCAGTCGATTCCATCGCGCGAGGTGTAGACTGCGTGGTAGTTGGTAGCACCATTTACTCCTGTTACGATCCATAAAGATCCATTCCACGCGATTGCGCTATTATAGGCCATGTTACCCCAACTGGATGATGTAATCCCATTACATGCTGTCCATTCCATTCCATCATATGAATATGCTAACAAACTACCAGAACCACTATCCTGTAGACCTCCTGCTACCCATAAAGTCCCGTTCCAGGCCACAGAAAACCCCTTCTTTACTATGGCACTTCCAGATGTAGAAGCTGTCCAGTTTATTCCATCATAAGAGTATAATATAGAACTCCCTGATACATAATTCCCTACTGCAACCCACATAGTTCCGTTATACCGAAGACTATTTATTTGACCTCCACCATAACCAGGAACATTCGCGGCCGTCCAGTTGATCCCATCACTTGAATATGCGATTCGACCTGACCCATCTTGGCCTCCAGCGACCCACATACTTCCACTCCAACTAACCGTATTTAATGCCGATGTAAAAATGGCGCTACCAGTTGAAGAAGTATACCAAATGATTCCATCATAGGAATACCCTACCATATTTGTACCTACGCCTCCAGCAACCCACATATAGCCATTTGTTGCAACAGCAAAACATTGTGCTCCAGAAAATATAGAGTTTCCAGAACTGGAAGCAATCCAGTTGATTCCATCCGATGAATATCCTATCTTACTTCCTGCGCCACATGCTACCCATAAATACCCATTCCATGCTATTCCACTCACAGTGGTAAATACACTAGCTGCTGATGGAGAGGGGTACCATGAAATACCATCATAGGAATACGCCATAGTAGCATTGTTCGCTGTATTGTAGGCCCCAATCACCATGAAGTTCTGTGAAACAATCCTCGTGGGCTGCGGGTAGGCCTTGAAGATTCGAGTACCAATAGAATACCCTGACCAAATAAATAAATTTCCCGCCGCTGTCAGAAGAGTCCAGTTGATTCCGTCATATGACGTGTACACTGTTTTGTAGTCTCCATTTGTTCCAGTCACTCCTGTTACAAACCAGGCGGACCCATTCCAGGCAATAGAGTTAGGAGTTACAAATCTAAGATTTGATGTTGTAATACTACTAATATTCGTCCAGTTGATTCCATCATAAGAGTATACCATAATACTGCCGCTACTACTGTATTGTCTGCCTCCTGCAACCCATAGAACACCGTTCCAGGCCACAGAATATCCATCACGTAGTAGGGCACTCCCTGGGGTAGAAACCGTCCAGTTGATTCCATCGTAGGAATATGAAATACCGTTCGCTCCTGCATTATTTGACCCTACTGCAACCCATAGAGTTCCGTTATAGGCAATACAATTTATTACGTAATTACTAGGATTTGTTGTCGATGTCCAGCTTATACCATCGTATGAGTATGCCATTGCTCCTACTCCCCCTGCCGCCCATATAGTACCACCATAACAAACGGCAGTACAGCTATTTGTAAAAATGGCGTTACCAGTTGAGGATGCAGTCCAGTTGATTCCATCCGTGGAATATGCAAGTTTATTTGTACCACCAGATCCTCCAGCCACCCATGTGTAGCCGTCTGTCGCCAAAGATAAAGCATTTATAGATAAAGAGTTAGCAGAAGATGAAGCATTCCAGAAGATTCCATCGGATGAATATATTATTCTGTTTCCTCCATCAGAGGCTAACCAGATCCTTCCATTCCATGCGATTGAACGAACGGCTCCACCACCGATGAATGTTCCTGCAGAAGTAGAAATATTCCAGGTGACTCCGTCATATGAATAGATCATAGCGGCATTGTTTGTAGCACCGTAGCCGCCAATGATCGTGAAATTCTGTGAGAGTACGTTATTGATCTGGGGCTTGGGATACGTCTTAAAGATTCTTGCCGCGGCACAAAATCCGAATGTAATAAAGAGGTTTGAAGCAGAGGTTTGAAGTGACCAGTTGATTCCGTCGCGTGATGTGTAGACTGTGCTGTAGTTAGTACCACCATTTATTGCTGCTACAATCCATAAAGATCCATTCCATGCGATTGCGCTAAAGTTCATGTTACCCCAACTTGATGATGTAATCCCGCTACAGGCAGTCCAGGTGATTCCATCAAATGAGTATATTAATAAACTACCAGAACTACTATACTGAAGACCTCCTGCTACCCATAAAGTCCCGTTCCATGCAATGGAACGTCCGATGCGTAGTAAAGTACTTCCAGATAAAGACAGAATCCAGTTTATTCCATCATAGGAATATGTTACTGCATTTCCCCCTGCATTATCTGTTCCTACAGCAACCCACATGGTTCCATTATATGCAACACCATTCACTTGAGCGTTAGTAGGAGTAGTAGAAGCTGTCCAGTTGATTCCATCGGTTGAATAGGCGATTTGAGCTGACCCAGCTCCTCCAGCGACCCACATACTTCCACTCCAACTAACTGTATCACAAATGGTTGTAAAAATGGCGTTACCACTTGAAGAAGTATACCAAGTGATTCCATCATAGGAATATCCTACCATATTTGTACCTTGGCCTCCTGCAACCCACATATAGCCATTTGTTGCAACAGCAATACAAGATCCTCCAGAAAATATAGAGTTTCCAGAACTGGAGACAGTCCAGAAGATTCCATCCGATGAATATCCTATCTTATTTCCTGCACCGCATCCTACCCATAAAAATCCATTCCATGCTATTCCATAGAGAGCACTGAATACACTAGCTGCAGATGTAGAAACGGCCCATGAAAGGCCATCATACGAATATGCAAGTGTAGCATTATTCGCTGAAGTGTTCCCGCCGATCAACATGAAGTTTTGTGACAGCACGTTTCCAGCACTGGCCCCCGTGGGTCCTGTTGCCCCCGTATTCGAAGTTGAGCCTGCAGGGCCTGTGAATCCAGTTGGGCCCGTCACACCTGTTCCGCCAGTTCCAGCTGGACCCGTGTTCCCTGTAGGGCCTGTGAATCCAGTTGGGCCAGTGCGACCTGTTGGCCCTGTTGGGCCTGTGTTACCCGTGTTTCCTATTGAACCCGTTGAGCCGAATCCAGTTGGCCCCGTGAAGCCAGTAGGACCCGTGTTTCCAGTGAAACCAGTAGGGCCTGTGTTCCCCGTGGCTCCCGTGGGACCTGTTTCCCCTGTTGCACCAGTGTTGGTGGCAGTTCCTGCAGGGCCCGTGTTACCTGTAGGGCCAGTTGGGCCCGTTTCGCCCGTTGGCCCCGTGTTCCCCGTATTTCCTGTTGGCCCCGTTGACCCCGTGTTCCCTGTGGCACCCGTTTGGCCTGTTGGTCCAGCCAAACCAAAAGGGCCCGTCTGGCCACGAATCCCAGTAGGACCCGTTGCGCCGAATCCAGTAGGGCCCGTATTCCCCGTCCACCCTGTGAAACCAGTAGCGCCTGTTTGACCCGTGGCTCCGAATCCAGTCATACCCGTGGGGCCTGTGGCTCCTGTGTTACCCGTGTTCCCCGTTGGCCCCGTCGCCCCCGTATTGGTGGCTTGTCCTGGGCGACCTGTAGGCCCCGTGGGCCCAATATCACCAGGAGGACCAATATCACCAGCAGGGCCAGGATCTCCCGTAGGCCCCGTATCACCCGTATCTCCCGTTGCGCCCGTATTGGTGGCTTGTCCTGGTATACCCGTGGGGCCAGTGCGCCCAGTAGGCCCCGTGTTCCCTGTGGCTCCCGTGCTCGCTGCAGTTCCATCGCGTCCTATAGGACCCGTTGCGCCCGTGACTCCCGTGGGCCCCGTGTAGCCCGTCCAGCCCGTGTAACCTGTCATGCCCGTGTAGCCCGTGACTCCCGTCCAGCCCGTGAAACCCGTAGGGCCAGACCAGCCAGTGTAACCTGTGAGACCCGTGGGGCCTGTGAAACCCGTTGGGCCCGTGTAGCCCGTGTAACCAGTCCAGCCCGTGGGCCCCGTGTTCCCTGTCACCCCAGTAGGCCCTGTGCGACCTGTAGGACCTGTTGGCCCCGTGTTACCCGTATAGCCCGTGACTCCCGTTGGCCCGATATCACCTTTTGCACCTGGAGCTCCGGGCTGACCCTCTAGACCCGTTGGACCACACCTACCCGTCCATCCAGTCCATCCAGTAACTCCTCTTGGACCGGTGGGACCTGCTGGTCCGTCATATCCTGTGGGACCTCTTGCGCCTGTTCCTAAGGGACCTGTCATACCCGTGTAGCCGGTGTAGCCAGTAGGACCGGTAGCGCCCGTATTGCTGGCCGTTCCTGCCGGCCCAGTCCAGCCCGTGAAACCAGTAGGACCCGTTACAGTGGAATCATTTCCCGTGGGCCCTGTGGAGCCAGTAGGGCCCGTATTCCCTGTTGATCCGGTATTTGTGGCAAATCCGTCGCGCCCCGTAGGTCCAGTAGGGCCAGTGCGACCCGCGGCACCTGTTGCGCCCGTATTGGTCGCCGTTCCTGCTGGCCCAGTCCAACCTGTGAAACCAGTAGGGCCGGTGACTGTGGATTGTGCGCCAGTAGGGCCCGTCGTACCAGTAGGGCCCGTGCGACCCGTAGCTCCCGTATTCGTCGCCGTTCCTGCTGGACCCGTCCAACCCGTGTAACCAGTGGACCCTGTGGGTCCTGTGGCTCCCGTATTTGTCGCCGTTCCAGCGGGTCCCGTCCACCCTGTGAAGCCAGTCGAACCAGTAGGTCCTGTGGCTCCTGTGTTTGTCGCCGTTCCTGCAGGACCCGTCCAGCCCGTCCAGCCTGTGGGCCCCGTGGGACCTGAAGGACCTGAAGGACCCGTCACACCCGTAGGCCCCGTTCTGCCGGTAGGACCCGTATAACCCGTCCAGCCCGTATAACCCGTAAGTCCTGTGGGCCCCGTGGCACCCGTATTGCTTGTTATTCCAGGCTGACCTTGTGGCCCCGTTGCTCCTGTTGCTCCCGTGTTCGTGGCCACCCCAGGAATACCTTGGGGCCCCTGGCTTCCTATATTGCCAGGCTGCCCCATATCACCTGTTGGCCCTCTACAGCCTTGGGGGCCAGTAGGGCCTGTACCCCCCGAGTTTCCATACCCTGTAGCGCCCGTGTAACCAGTCGAACCAGTAGGGCCTCCAAGACCACCGTAGGGAAGAGAATTCCATCCTGTCAAGCCATTTCCTATCTTAAACAGTCCCGTATCTGTTTCGTAACCCAACTCTCCAACTGCTAAAACCGGGTTGACAGGTGGCCAAGAAGATGCTGTTCCATGACGGAGTTGAAGAACAATATTCACCCCGTTATATGCACCAGATGGCCCTGTATTTCCTGTAGCGCCTGGACCACCACAGTTAAAGGCAGGCCCATCACTGTAATCGGTAGAAGGTAGTCCACCGTCAAAAATATAGGGTATCGTTTGACCGGTAGGGCCTGTGGATCCAGTGGATCCGATCCCTGTTGGACCCGTAGGACCTGTAGGGCCTGTAGACATTCTTACTAAAAATATAGGGTATTTTAATGTCCTACTTCTTCTGCGCGTCCTTCCAAGCGAGATACCCTTTAGATCGTTCTACGAAATAGGATGAGCCGAGCTTCTCCTGGGCCATTTTGTGTAGCTCCTTCTGCTGGGGTGTCATCTCTCTCACGTACTGCGCGGCCTCCAAGGGCACTGGGTGTATTATCTTCTCCATAGCAGCTTACGACGACAGTATAAAGCTCAATTTTTCAACCATCATAATAGGATGGCCTATGTTGCCTTTGATCTTGATGCCACACTCGGCTTTTTCGAGATAACAAACCCACTTGCATTCTTATGGAGTCCGGATTGGTTGGAGAATCCTGAGCAATCCGCCTTGAATGGGAGACTGGCTCTGAGTCATGGGCTGCGCGTGAAGTTGTCAAGAGCGCGGATCGCCTTCGCCAATGCTCTTTTCGCAAATAAGGAGCTTCTCGACATTGTTCTGCGGCCGAATCTGGACGCCTTCTTTCCGCACTTGATTGAGGCGAAAAAGGCCAAGAAGGTGAAATCGATTATCATCTATTCGAACACGAGTGTCACATATTCTATGGAACTTGCGAAGGCATTGATTGAAAAGAAGTTTCGGGCACCTCGGTTATTCTCGCTCATGGCGGATCATTGGAGTCCTCTGCGTGATGCCGATCGGCCACGGGTGGATCCTGGCAGATATGTCCAGCCCGAAAAGACCATTACAACTCTGAAAGTTCTATTCCGACGCGCCACGAAATCGGCTACGGCGGATGTGAGTCCTGACAAGATAATGTTTATGGATGATCGGCATCCTAAACATAAGCTTGAAGCACAGGAAAAAGAGGGTCTGAAATACATTGTGCCGAGTGCATTTTATCCCCAGTTTACGGAACGGCAAAAGAAGAATATCATCTTTCTGGCGCTGAAGGCGCTCGATGAGCACGGAGTTATTTCGGATCATGATTACTTGTCGTCGGGTTTCTGTAATCGGGTGATTCCCTATAATAATGGGATGCAGCACAGAGTGAGCGGATTCGTATCGCTCTTCAAATATGTCTGGGAACGGATGCAGGCGGTGAAGTGCCCTGAAGATCCCTGGGTGCCTGACACGGCAGACCTAGAAGCACAAGTGGATGAGTTTCTAGAGAAGTCCTAGACGGATGGCAACCTCGCGAACGATCGCGAATAACGTACCGCCCCAAAGAGTATCGGCGATTGCGAACATTGGATCATAGTTCGCCAGCGTTGAATAGTTGGTGAAATCATAGACGGCGTAGGTACAGAGGCCAATCAAGAAGGCATTGAAGGTACTGTTGGCCTGGGTGATAAGATAGGCGAGAGCGAAATAGACCGGAGGGGCCGCCTGCCATCGTATGACGAGAGGCGCGCCGCCCTGGATCTTCTTTATCATGTTCTGGGCGGCCGAACTGGTTGCATAGAGCCAAGGGGCATCGCAAACGAGAATCAAAAATGCGAGAGGCACAAGAACACGAATCGCGTCCATATGAGTATCTATCTACTCGGGGTGAACTCTAGAAATGGCAGAAGATACTGTCAGGCTGGAGGGATTTTCAGAATCTCTCCGAGGATCCAATAGTTATTGCGTGGCGTCGAATCCGAAATTCGCCCAGAACTTTGTGAAGGGGAAAGTGGCGGTGCTCGATGGGGAAGTAGCACATAGGGGGCGGAAAGTGCTGGTGTTCCAGGGGGCTCAGGCGGCTCCGCGCTGGCTTGTACAGATTGGGTGGGACGCAATGTTTCATGTGCGGGACGTCCAGGATCTGAAACTGGCCCTTACGTATCTACAGCATGCCGTGAGACCTACCCGGGTTGTATGGGCCGGCGGGGACCCTGCTCCTGCAGTCATGAGTACCATTACAAAGATGGAGGGGATGACGCTGCTTGGAGTAGGCGAAAAGGCCCCCGTGCATGCCGACTGGCAGATGATCTTCTGGTCGCCCGACGCTAAACAAGAAGATGTGGAGCCGACGATTCTGGCCCGCATCCCCAAGGCAACAGGGCTCCGCTCAGTTATCAAAGAACTCCAGGCGTCACAAGTTGGGCTCGTATGGTCATCTAAGAATGAGAAGGACAAACATGGGGCGCTCTATTGGTATGATCCTACCGAGGGTGTTGATCTCGCCACGCATATTGATCCGCTGGAAGCCGCCGCCGTTCTCACGGAAGTGGCTGCCTTTTTGACGCGATAAAATGTCTCTAAGAAGTAAAATGGCTCTGACGTTGAAAGTGATTCGGAAGTCGCATCGGCCTGAGAAGAAGTATGATGCCGTCTTTGTGAGGGACGGTAAGGAGAAAGTCGTGTCGTTTGGTGCAGCTGGAATGTCCAACTATACGAAACACAAGAATGCGACTAGGAAGCAGCGCTATCTTCGCCGTCATACGGGGAAGGGCGAGAACTGGAGGAAGCCTGATACTCCTGGGGCGCTCTCACGCTGGGTTCTTTGGAATAAACCATCCTTTCGGGATTCTGTGGCGGATTTTAAGAGGCGTTTTGGCCTTTAGACTGCTTACTTGCGAAAGAGCTTGAACGTCCCCTTCTTGGCCTTGTAGCCCGCCTTGCGCAGACGTGACAGCGCCTTCTTCCCAGCCGCGTGCTTCCTGCGGCTAACAATGCGCCCCTTCTTGGTCTTCATCAGATCCTTCCTGGTCAGCCCACCGCTGGTGTGCTTGGCAGTTCCGTGGTACACCTGTGCCTTGGTCCCCACAGCAGGGATACGGCGCCCACCACTCATTGCCCCGCTGCTGCCGCTACTACCGCCCATGGCTACGTTGCTTCCACTCTCGTTACTTCCACTGTCCATCTTATATAAATATCTTAGAATTTAATTCTCGGACAACCTCCTGCCAGAATCTCTCGTTGAAGCCTTTCCATAATCTTCAGATCATAGACGCCTGCAAAATGGACGAGAAGACACCCAGAATCCCACAAACGTTCCCCTGGCAGTCCTCGCAAATACGCGTTGAAGCGCCAATGTTCTGCCGTAGTTTCCGTCTTTGCGAGATCATCAGGAACTGTTTCGAGGAGCCGGATCATTGCTGCATTCTCCCACCAAATATGGTACAAAAGATCGGTCTGTTCCCCTATACGCCGCCACCAATCACGGAGCCAGGGGGAGTTCCGCATCAGCATGTTACCGGAATTCAAATGACCACAGGCGTCTATGGTCATTAGAAGATCCTTGTTATCGGGAAGTAGCGGCATTGCCACGTCTTCCAACCGGAGCTTATCATTCGTAATCATCACGTCGGCATCCGATAGAAAGAAAAGAGTTCCATCGGGCCATAACTTGAGACTCTCGGACACGAAGCCCACTTTCGACCAAGGAATCGGCCTATTGCGATCCCAGAACCTCTCGTCGCCCTGTATGTAGCTGTAGCCGTGCTTCTCGGCATACGCTCTTTTGGATGCTAGGGCCGGAGCCAAACTCTTACGGAAATCCTCTCCGATTGCGAGGGTGAGGATGACGACCATTAAGTGTAAATGCTCAATGTTCTTAGACCCTTAACCCTTTCGATGCAGCCTCTTAGTAGATCCTCGACGATGTTTTCTATATATCGTCCTTGTACCTCCTTGTATAGGCTCCTTACCAGAAACTCGCCGTATTTCATTCATTAAAACTTTTACATTCGTATCAGAAATATTACCTATCTTCACTCCTTCTGTGAATGCTGCTATATTACCATTTAAGGCAGCCTTCTTAATACGAGTTGCAGACATCGATTCAGGTGATCCATTAAACTCGTTTTTCCTATTTTTACCAGCCTGCAAGACCGCAATACGTTTACCCTCATAATTCTTTATTGTTTCTTTTAAAGCATCTGATGCCTTTTGCGCTATTTCTAACTTTTCTAGTTTATTGTCAAATATATTATCAACAAGATTTTGATAATCTTTTACGCGATCTGAGCCTTCTACTATGATTACATTTTCAATGGGGTATTTTTTAGTTTCAATAAGGTCTGTTACTATTTTTACTATTTCCTGCGAGTTACTTTCAGGCTTGTTTATCATTTTAACAAATTTTAAATCGGTCTTACCGTACATTTTCTTCAAAAGATTTAATCTCATATCTATACTGAGAGGATTTAAAGCACATGATCCGCCAAGGCAATCAAGCACGAATACAAACGCATCCGCATTCTGGTCAGTTGCCAATTTCGAAACAGTATCAAATATTTCTTTATGGCCTTTCGTAGCAGGTGAAAATCTACCAAATGTTATGATAGCCTTGTCTTTTGTTCTCTCAATAGGATCGCCTTTATTATCTACAAATAATTCGTATCCTGGCCTCATACTATTACAAAGTGAGCAGATCGTTACAGGCTTTGTACGACCATCTGAGATATAAACAGTATCCTCATTTGAAAATGTGCATACCTCACATTCCCAAGTTTCTGGCATTCTATTATTTGTTATAGATTATTTGGTTTTCTGCGTATACTTGGTGCCAAATCTTTACGCCCACCGAGTAAATGCCTGAATCCGGCTCGACAGATGCAAAACAGTGTCCCTGGTGTAAGCGTTGGGCTCTGAAGGATGCCGCCTGTGATTATGTATTCGCCTGTGGTCTGGATCACAATAATAAATTCCATATGGGCCAAGGGTGTGGTAGGACCTGGTGTTGGACGTGTGGGAAGAAGTATTGTTCCCAGTACATTGATCCGGCCACGGGTAACCGGCTTTCAGAGGCGAAAGATAATCACAATCCCTTTTGCTGTAAGGAGGAGGCGGGGTTCAAGCAGGAGGATTATTGCGGGGGAGGACACAGTTCACATTGTTCGAGGAGGTGGTGAGCCATGACATTCAGCTTAGCTCCGCTTGTCGCTTCGTAGTCGGCTACCGCCTTGACACGCAGCTTAGTAAATTTGAAATCATTGCTGTACGACTCCTCAAATAAATGCCCTACGCGTACGAAAAAAATGCCGAAGGACTCTTCGTCTGTACGATCTGTAAGGATACCAAGAAGAATCAGAACACGATGCACTATCATATGAAGACACATGAAGGGCATCTTCCTTTCAAATGCCAAACATGTAAGAAAGAGTTCCTACATTCCCAGACACTTGCGCTCCACATTTCCGCCCGCCATTCAAAGAAAGACGCACACTACGTAAGCTGCCCCTGTTGTTCTTTCAAATCTCTCACGAAATCGAATCGCATCGTTCATTTCATGCGGCGACACTGTGAAGAAGAAGTTAAGCAGTTCTCGAAGAACGGCTTAACATGTTCTTGTGAAAAGGTTTGCAACAGTAATACGGCATACTTGTATCATATATCCCAATGTATTGAGCTAGCTACAGAGAAGCAGAAGCTTCTACAAACAATATTATAATCTCCGGAACAAATATAATGTTGCACTTGCTCGTTCTCGCTGCGCTTTTTTACGTGTTCGTCCCTGGTATTTTCCTGAGCCTGCCTTCCGGTGGATCCAGGAATACGATGGCCCTGGTCCATTCCGTTTTGTTTGTTGCGGCATATTATGTGGTTAAAACGAACTTTGTTGCGAGTGACGATACAGATGCGTTTATAAATTGGGGCCGTGTGTTTGGGTGGCGGTGGTAGTGTATTTAGAGATTGCGAAACCCCTACAAAACACCTATAATAAAGCTCCTCACAGAAGTTTTATTTTAGGCGAAACTACGAACTATAAACTAGAAATGGACAGAGTTGCCTTATTAGAGTTCGAGGCATATCTCATCGAAAGACTGAAATATCTGGAAACTCCCGAATGTCGCCAGAAGTTCTCCAAAGAGGAACGTGAGAAGGAACTGAAACTACTGACCGAAGAGTTCCGAAGTGTTCTGAAAGAGAAAGATAGACGCCCTCCTTCTCCACAAACGATCGACCCCCTCTATATCTCAGTCGATTTGACAAAGGTCTGTGAAACCACCACCAATTTATACAAATGATATCCGAACGCCCCAAAGGCCGCAATGATCAGCATATCATATGCTGGCCGTTCAGTCTTCTTTCCGTGATAGCCTATCCAAATAAGTAATGGCGCGATCAAGAGCACGTGGATGAGATTCACCCAAAGCATGGCAGATTTTGCGAAAAAGCGGCCGACTGCCTTCACACCGTGATAGACCAGGATGAGAAGCCCGGTGCCGAAAAGAACATTGTAGACCCAATCGGGGCTGGCCGCCCGCTGGAATGCCACCCATAGCAGAAAAGGCACAATAAGCGCCACGTGCATAACGCCGATCAGCAGATAAGGATCCATCTTACTTTGCGGCCATCTTTTTTAAAGAGTCATAGTTCGCGCTCACGTAATAAATAACTACCAGGGCACCGACTCCTGCAGCAACTTGTTTCAATAGCTTAGCATTCATTTAATGGATGCTTAGAGATTTCCCTTAATCCACTCCTCCACTTTCTCATTCGCTGCAGACTGGAAGGGCCCAATCACTGCCTTGTTCTTCACGATCACAAAAGAGGGAATCGACCTCACCCCGCAATAGCCCCCCGTATAGTTGTTCTGATCCACATCACACTTGAGCCAGTTCACTTCAGGAAATTTCGCCTCCAGCTCGGGCATATTCAGCCTACGACATGCTCCGCACCATGCTGCAGTGAAATAGATCACCGAGAATGCCGGAAGCGTAGTGCCTTCAGGAACAGGTTGAACTCCAGTAAGTTGTTCAAACTCTTCTTGTGACATGAGGTACTTCATTATATTGCTTTCGCAGATTCTGCACTCGAACGGATAAGCGCGAGACTGATTCCACCGATCGTCACGAAACTCAGTGCGGCCAAGAAGATACTACTGGATACATCCTCCATCGATCCACCGGACTGTGACTTTTTGAGAATCTTGTTCGCCACTTCCTCAATCGAAGGAAGATTCGTGTTCCCTCCGCCGCTCATGGGTGCCGAGGCCACAGCACTACTTGCCAAGCCGGCCTTGAACTCTGTAGTACTCGACTTCAAACTGCTTATGATTCCTGGAAGAGCAACCATACTTGCTACTCCACCACCCGCCAAGGCCGTCACTCCACCAATCACGGTAAAAATGATATTTATCACAGGCTTGTATGTGGCCGTCACAGAAGGCGGTAACATATTCAAGAATCCATACGTCCCCGTTCCTAGCATAGCGACTATAGCGGCAAGAAGAGCGGGTGTTATCTTTCCATATGCACGAGTAAGTCCGCCATTTCCATCGTCTATAGGTTTCGAAGAAGACATGGGTTTCGCCGGGTTGAACGTAGTGAACGGGACCTTGTATCCTTCATATGCAAAGGCCGGACTGAACATTTGTAGGAGATCAAAGACATACCAGGGATTCAGGACGAGAAGATATCCGACCCACCACAGATTTGGGTAATACGTTGTGAGAAAGGTGTTTCCAAGAACAAGCATTGCCTGTAGTCCGGCCTTCACGAAGAACCATGTCATCGCGTTCGTGGCCCAGAGATTCATACCGCCAAATCCGAGATATGAAAAGGGCGGAATTGGGATTCCTCCCGCAAGTATGAAAAGCCCGAACCATTCTACCGAGATCGGAAAGTAACTCGCAAGTGAAAAAGAACTTGTTGCTGGTTTTGGTGCGGCCCCCATGAGTCCACTTAGTAAAGCCGACGCCATCGCTATTGAGACCTACGAGCTAAATCTTGAAGAGAAGACCCGCGAAGCCATTCACCACACGCAAGACGTTGTGATTCTTGGCATAGACGGTGATATTTGAGTTGCCGCGGTTGGGCACGTAGGCGGGATTTACAGCAGTTCGAACAACAGGAGTGGTGCTCCCAGGTGGAATCAGATTGCCCTGTGCATCATAGTTGAACTGTATGACCTCATTCGTATCAGGGCGAAGATTCACCACGAGCGTCATATTGTCAATACGGCTCGCGTTCAAGGAACCGCTGGGCTGCATCTCTTCTGGCCGGAGTGCGAAACTATACAGATAGAGGAACTGCTTGATATCCGTACTCGTGTGGTATTGAAATGGCTGGACGATACGGAAGTATCCGGCATCCCGCGTGTCGAAGCGGTCGTATCCGTCCACTTGGAGGGTCGCATCCTGGAGCATATCACGTGAGATCCCGGGTTCATGCGCCGAAGTGCTCCCCCAGTTGAACCACTCATGGGTCGTGTCCATCACATCGCGACGAAGCACCCAGATCAACTCGCGCAGAGGGTGGTTGAACTCGAGACGCACCGACTGCGTATTTATACCGGACATGATCGTTTGCCTCGGCGTATATTGGATCTGCTCGATCAAGTATTCGTGCGTGTTCGCCACGAAGCGCCTGCGTTCCTCCGTGTCGAGAAAGATATAGTCACCCCAGAGGCGGATATCCACGATACTCGTTGGAATGGGCTGAATGGGTGCGCAAGTGGCCGTGGTGTTTCCGTTATCAATGAGACTCGCCAGATCGCGGAATTTGATGTTGATGCGGATAGGGTGATACTGCATCGCGAGGAGGGGCAGATAGAGCCCAGGATTCTTGTTGAACCAGAACTGGAGTGGAATATAGAGTTTCTCCGCGCCGTATTTGTAGGTCCCTACGGAACACGCTTGACTGGGGGCCGATGCGGAAGGAAGGTTTAAGCCGTCCACACGCCCGATCATGTTGTAGAGGGCATCTCGCTGACTGGCGGGGGTGCTCAGGGAGGACCATATCAACATCCATTCTCCGGTCTGCTTGTCGATTTCCTGTTCGCCGATTTCCAAAGATATCTCTTCAATCATCGCATACCCCGCCGTATTGACGTATTTGCCAGTGCTTCCGTCGCTCATTTTCACAAAGGGCAGGACCACCTCCAGAATCATGGGTCCGAGCAGATCTCCACGCCTGGGCACGAGAGCCGTAACACGCTTTCCGAAATCGGGGTCGCCGTCGAAGTAGATCTGCTGGGACTCTATCGCGAAATTCGTATAGCGCCGATAGACCATTTTGAACCATGTTATCTGTGGATTTCCGGTGAGAAATACATCTTGTTTTCCCATGGCGACCAGTTGTAATAAACCACCACCGCCAGGCATTCTAGTGTGTTGTGCGACTTATTCAGTAGACGCTATTCTTATATTGATATAGAACCCGCGAAGGATGAGTCGGACAAATGAATCACAACAGATCCAGAGTCTCTTATATTCGGTGAATCCTCTCACTGCACAGCCTTATTCGACGAATATGATGGAGGTGGCCGATGGACAGGGTACCTTTCGCTGGCAGGACATCTTTCAGACTATCAGCACACAATCCGCCATCGTCGGCAGTGGTATCGGCTATCTGCCGTCGACTTTCGCACAGGTCTATGGGGCCGCTTCATCGATATCGACCACACTCGCGACGAGCTATTCAACGTTATCGACTCAGATTGGCCAAGGAGGCATACCGGGTAGTATAACGGGCTATCAGCTCCAAAGTACCGTGTCGTGGATCCAGGGCCCCAGTAAATACATCAGTACTGGCGATCTCGTGAGCTCCATGACACCCTTTTTCAATGGATCTCTCTCTTTCATGTCGAATATACAGAGCACAGTCAATGGCCTGGGGTCGGCCCGCTATGTCAGCACGGCCTCACTCAATAGTACGACGACAGGGATCGGTAATCAGCTGCGTTCTACCATCAACAATCTCGGTACTACCGGCTATGTGAGCACCCTATCCCTACAGAGTTCTATGGATGGGCTGGCTACGGCGGGCTACACGAGTTCTGCGAGTCTGTACAGTTCCATGACGGGGCTCCTGTATCCGCCAACAAGTCCTGGGGGGAGCTTAGGGGTCGTGGTGACGGGTACTTCCGCCCCTCCCTATGTCAACTTCAACTCGCTCATCCAGGGCTATCTCGTGAGCACGAACTACGTGAATCAGTCGAATGCCTCCTATTACGGTATCGTACAGGGCAATCAGCTCCCCAGTACTGTCAACGGTGTGATAAGTTCTCTTGGGAGCATCGGATATGTGAGTACGGCCACGCTGCAGAGTACGAGTGCAGGGATCATTGCGGCGAAGCAGAACATCTTCATCGATCGCGCTGGTGCAATGAGTATCTACAACTCCCAGGTCTATATTTCTTCTGTGGGGGCAATCACATTCTTGAGCAGTTTCGTCAACTCTACGATCACCTATAAGGGTGTAAACGGCCCTATCACGGGACTCATTTCAGGGAACTCGAATCTGACCTTTTCCACTATGAATCTACAGTTCGACGCCTTTTCGAGTCTGATCACTTCTTCCAGTCGTATTACCGCGGAAATCTATCCTACGTTCCAGTTTGACACCTTTACGAACGGGGCGGTGGCCTCGAAGGCCATTCCTATGGAAACCTATATTCAATATGGCAGCACCTATCTCAGTACGTCGCACATGACACAAGTGGCAGCGGTGAATGCGAATGCGGGGTATTCGAATTTCTACCAACAGCCTATGAAGATTTCCATTCCAGGCACACAGGTCCTCGGAATGTATGAGAATCCCTATGTGCTGACACATAATCTCCCTGGAGGGCTCTCATACTTGACGAACACGGGATTCCGTTCAGAGAACGTGAACGCCTATTTTGCCTCTACCAACTCGTATTTTCTCACCATCCAGAATCTGTCATTCTAAGACAGAAGTAAATGGCTACGAGTCTAAAATCAGGTGATTTCGATATCATCACACTCCGACAAATTCAAATGCGTGAGGGACTCGCCAATACACTGGTGCCTGCGCAGTATATTCTTATTTCTGACGGTACAGGCTATGGATATTGGAACTCTGTGAGTTCTATTAGCGGTGTGCCCTTTGATACTGTGTCTGATTCATACGGATCGACTCTGGCTGCTTCCAATATCGGCCACATTCTTCCTGTGAGTACGATTGGCATCAACGGGCTTTTGAATATCTACGCGGACGCTGCAACAAGTACGCTTCTTTTCAGTAACGCTGCACCCAATGTCCTGGTCGCCCAGGACAGCGTGCCTTACGTGTCCCGCTTGGCCGCTCAGATAGTTCCCAGTCCCGAGAATATCACCATGTCCACGTCACAATCCACGCTGAAATTCATCGGCGTGGGGGACATTCAGCTCTCAACGGTCACGGATCTCCGTGCAGTGTTCATCTCTATTAGTTCTTTCACGTCAAAGGGGTACGCGGATTTGTCCAGCATTGCTCGCGCCTGGCCTGGATATTCCTATAGTACACTCTCTACGAACGCGGGCTATGCCAGTTTCACGAGTTCAATCCCCTATTCGACGACCTCGGGTGGATATGGATGGGATTGGAGTCCCTCCCTCGGTTCGAATATCCCCATGTCAACCGTCGAACAGTATCCTGCATATAGTACGGGCGATGTCTATTTCAGCACAGTGAGTTTCAATATGACTCCCTTCATGCGCTATATTCAGCCGAACTCCACTACAAAGATGTTTCTGGAAGTGAATCCGAACTACATGTTCCAGCGCATGTTTCTGCCGGCCACACCACCCTATAATCTCTTCAAGGGTTTCTCGAGTTTCATACAGTATCAGTCACCCAGGGGAGTCCAGATTCTTCCCACTTCTGTGCAGGGGAACGTTATGACGTCACAGCAGTCGAACGCCTACACCTCAAACTATTTCAATAATAATCTGAAACTGGAAATCGACCCTGCAGTTATCACAAGTAACGCGGCCGTTGATGGGAACTCTTTTGCGTATTATACGCTGTATCACCGGATCCCTGGGGGAATGGCGAGCCTTCTATGGGATGGTTTCTGTGACTACAATATAAGTGATCGCGGCGGATTCAGTAATAATGCAGGTGTGAATGTTGATAACTATACTCCTCGGAGTAACTCTGTCTTTCTACATGTGTTCAATCAGGCTGGAAATGCTCCACCGATGCCAGGTCCATAAAATGTTTTCACCATTTAGAAAAATGAACGCCTTTATGTTCGCCTATGCCGCTCTCCTTTTCGTTGTTTTGACCCCCGGTGTTTTGCTGCGTCTGCCCATGAAGGGATCTAAGATGACGGTTGCTTTGACTCATGGGGCTATCTTCGCGGTGGTGTGGCATTTCACCCACAAGATGGTGTGGAGGGCCTCGTATGAGGGGTTCCAAGCGAAGGCTATGGTGCCTGGGAAGCCTGCGACGCCCACTGTGATGCCTACTTTGGCGCCTAAGAAAGCAGCGGAGACTGGGATGGTTTCTACGAATAGCCCTGAGATACAAGCTGCACAGGATAGATTTAGTAGGGCTAAATCTATGCTAGATGCTGCACAGAATAACTTAGTTGATGCAGAGGCTGGATATAATGGTGCAAAGAATGAATATAATAATGCCAATAATGATTTGCGTTACGCTCAGGATCAAGCCGATCAAATCGCAAAGGCTCGAGTATCAGCAGGTACAAAGACAGTTGCAAAGACAGTTGCAAAACCTTTTTTTGGTTAACCTCACATTTCCCGCTTCCCTAACTCTACCGCCCACGCCTCCAACTTCCCCTGAACAATCGCTGTAGGTCTATAAGGCCACGGGGACAGATAGACAGCATTTGACCACGGACCAGCCCTTCGCCATCCAATATGCGTCCCCTTACAAACTTCCCAAAAGAATCGCTGACCTTCAGCATTCTCTGCGAAATTCCCCCGGATCTCCACATGCCGCCTCTTTTCCTCCGGCGTCGTCGCCTTTGGCCATTCGAGCTCCAACTTCTCACATAACGCTCTATACCAACCATAACAGTCCTCGAGCCGCCACACAGTCGCCTGGAATGTAAACGCGTATGTATCATTATGTGCTATAAGGGCCCACGGGCCGTTTCCAAGTTGCTGGCCACCCGGCCCAGGACACGGCATTAGCCTCACACTTGTATGCTCTTTTAGGAGGTCGAGCGCTGCCTCTATGGAGGCATAATCGGGGGCGCGATCCAGTAGGAAGTCTTCTTGCATTGGGAGTACGTAATCATAGCGGCCGCGCAAGACCTCTAGTGCGGCGCGACGTGAATCGAGGAAACCTGCATCGACTTTGGCGAGTGGAATGATCTCGACGCCCATTGCGGCGACTTGGCGACAAACAGGATGTTCAGGCTCCTCCGTGGCGAGAAAGAGCGGCATGGTCAGTAGAGGTGCATACCGTTTTATGAGCGTGAAATGGAGTGGTAGGAGTGCATAATATTTCGGCGTGGAGTTCACTAAATAGGCACACCTATCCATATATCTGTGTAAGTCATCTCGGCCTAAGGTGGCTCCGATAATAATAGGTAATGCTAGCACGGAATCCCAAAACAGGCAAAGATCTGCGGATCATTAATCTCGACACGTCGGTCTGGCGCGACCAGAAAACTCTCGTGTGGTTCGAGGACGTTCCTGAGAAGGCGGAATGGAATCGGTGGGATCTGGGGGCCACTGACACGGCAGTGGCGGACAAGTTACACGCGGCGGGGATCTTCCCCGATGTTGTGCTGTGTCTGAATGATCCTACAGATGTGACTGCATGGTTAGAAGCGGGTTCCTGGTCCAAGGCGCGTATCGTGGCTGTTTCCAAGGATCTCATCACATCTTTGGGAATGAAGAAGCTGCTCGAACTCAAGATGACGAATCTCCTTTGTATCGACGAGATCCACGATCTCTATCCTTTCACGGGCGCCGCATGGGATGGGACCAAGGAGGACGCCAAGGCGCTGATTGCGCTCGCACTCCATTTTGGGCGCAGCTTTCCTGTTAGCGCGTCCGAGGAGCGTACCGCCTTTGCCACAAAAAGGGGTCTCAAACTCCTACAGACCGTGGAGAAACCCCAAGAACTCTGGCTCGTCACCCAGTTCTATGATCCAGGAAAGGGGAAACGTCGCGTGGAAATCGAGGAGTGTCTGAAGAAGAATCTTGAGTGTTCCGCCGTGGATCGTGTCATTCTGTTGAACGAGAAGCCCATGGGACAAGTCCATGGCAAGATCCAGGAGAAGGTGATTGGGAAACGGCTCACCTATGCTGATGTGATTCGCTGGATCTACGATGAGGCCCCCGAGAATGTGATCGTGGCCTTTGCGAATGCCGACATCTTTCTGGATGGCGATTCCTGGCGTGTCCTCTGGTCAACGGATCTGATCACGAAGCCAAAGTTTCTCGCGCTGCTTCGATGGGATGTTCAAGGGACTACCGCGGCCGATATTGAAAAGGCGAAACTCTTCGGGCCTCGTGCAGATTCCCAGGATACTTGGGTTGTTTCAGCAAAGGCCATCAAGTCCGTCACCTGGGATTGGGCCGCTCTCAACTTCCCTTTCGGTCAAGGAGGATGTGATAACGCCATCACGATCGAGATGTTCAAGCAGCGATTCCTGATTGCGAACCCTTCCCTCTCTCTGCGCACCTATCACTATCACAGTAGCGAGGTGCGGACCTATGATCCACGCGACATTGTCGACAAGCCCAGTTATCTCTACATTCAACCTACAGGGCTTCATGACATGCGTCCTGTCATGGATTGGGGCAAGCCGGCAAAGGAGCTGGTCCGTAAACCAGTCGAATGTCAGGTGAAGGGGCCGCTGAGTGTCCCACAGGCAAAGACGTTCTGTACGATGGTGAAACGGACAAGTGAAGATCAGATTGTGCTTCATCCTATGGAGAAGACGGTGAGCCAGGTGGCTAACACAAAGCTGTATGAGTTCAACGAGGTTTTTCAGACTCGTGAGGGCCTCTTTTATACATATGACTCTATCTATGTGGGGAAGACGAAGGCATCTACGAATGCCTGGGCGGATTCCCAAATCAGTTCCATGGCGGCTTCTTTGGC